GGCCAGTCTTGGGTTAAACCAAAACTTGCCTTCGCAAAGTGGGCGCAACTCTTGCCCACAGCGGTTACCGGACGACTCCGCTCCTACTGTCCCAATTCGTACCCCTTCATCAGCTCGTCAGACGGCTGGTGGAAGGAAACGTGAGAAGTCTGATGCGTGTCGTCTTGAGCAGTATCATTTAGACTGCTCCGACAAATCTTGGGAGGCCTTAAAGATGGCCTTTATAAGATATCCCAAGATCCGTGAGCTCCCATTCCTGTTCTCTAAAGCAGAGGCGTCCTTCCGAAAAATTTATTCGGAACGATCCAAACAGGGAACCTTAGTCGCTTGGCTAAAGTTCCACGGTTCGTACGCTTTCGCTAAAGGTATGGCACAAGAAGAGCTCCCACAACCCCCTGCTGGGGATTGCTCAGAGAAACATGGTTGTTACTGTCCTGAACTTGGACACGCCATGTGCCGCGCTATGAAGCGTGCGGCGGAGGGTAAGTGGAGGTATAGGAGATTTCTCTATGATGTCTCATCCGCTAAGAACGGCATGCCTCCCGCTTCCGAGTCTTTTATCGAGGGTTCACTTGCGTCGCATCAAAAGGCGCTAACTCGAAAAGAGCCCGTACGTGACCCTGCTGATCAGCTCCGTTATATCAGCAACATAGCCGCGGTCAAATCTGAGATCGCGCGGATTGTACGGAAGTTGTTCCATGGAAAGGTATTCGCACACTGCGACCCGTTCCCTTCTACGAGCAGTTCTTATGCTTCGTCTTTGAAGGAGGGCGGTGCCTTCGCAGAGATCGTAAAGGATTTCAAGATCCCAATCTCTACCTTCGTGAACACAACTACAGGTCAAATAGAAGACGAAAAGTTGGTTAGGGCGTTTCAGGACTACGTCGATCTTATGTGGACTTCGCGTGCCACTAAGCCTCTTGACGTTACGCCGGTACCCATTCTAGAACCTTTAAAGGTGAGAATGATAACCAAGGGTCTGGCTGCCGAGTACTACCGGTGCGTCGAACTGCAGAAGTTCATGCACTCGGTGCTCAGGCAGCACCCCGTCTTTTCATACATAGGTCACCCGATCGATGACAAAACGTTCAGTGAATGTTTTGGCAGTCTAGGGGACTTACCTACTGGCTGGTTCTATGTCAGCGGGGACTACAAGGCTGCTACGGATAATCTAAATCCGGAACTCTCCGATTATTGCTGGGAACAGATCTGTCTCAACACTAACATAGATTGGAGGGGGCGGTCCTGTCGTCTTTATGATACGGCTTATTACCATTTAGGTAAGAAAGCTCTAATTGGCCACCGTATACACTATAAGGACTCTACTGTCGATCAGACGTGGGGTCAGCTTATGGGTTCGCCGATGTCCTTCCCCATCCTATGTCTAGTTAACTGCGCGGCGACTGTTGTCGCCCTACACGAGAGGTTCTCAAAGACTCTCCGGATGCGCATTAATGGAGATGATATAGGATTCATCGCAGATGCGAGTCGTTATCAAGTTTGGAAAACAATAACGGCTGACTGCGGATTAGAGTTCTCTCTTGGAAAGAACTTCTGCAGCCGCGAATTTCTGGTAATGAACTCAGAACTTCGCCGCCCTCCTCGTAACCCACAGGCTTTCTATGTGCCTGGCGAGGTTGTAGGGGATCCGAACGATATAGAGAATCCCGAGAGGGTACCTATAAGGTGGTGTTTCAGCGGCCTTTGGAAGTTGGAAGCTTTCTTCAACCAATCCATCGCTAGAAACCTGGTACGGAAGGGTGTAGACGCCGGTAAGACTAAAGATGTCTACTGGACTGACCTCGGCCCGTTGGCCGTAGCCCTTCTCAGAGGTGTCGACAAGAAGCACGAAAAGGCTTTCTTGGACGTCTTCCTAGCTCATAACAGAGCGGTCCTACAGGAACGTCCCGTTGGTTGTAACCTGTTTGTACCAAAGAACCTTGGCGGTTGCGGGATTCCAATCCCCGCAGGGTCGACCTTTGTAGGAATACAAAGTACTACGACTAAACCGCAGACCCTCGCGCAAGCCCAGCTTAAGGCTGCGTATCTGGCCACACACGGTGAGCGCCGTCTAAAGACCGCTCAGCTCGAACCCTTAGACCAGGGTCGTGTGGCTCTAGCCATAAAGAAGGCTAAGAGCATTGGACCAGCACGGGTACCTCGTCCGATTATCGAACGGAAAGTGGATTGCGGGCTGACCTCGACCCAGCTGTTGTCGAGGGTGATACAGGAGTATCAGAAACAGCCCCATTACGGTCTCGACACGCAACCGGAGATCCGGATTCAAAAGGATGATCCGTCCTGGAAGAATTCGTGTCTAACCTCTCCGGCAGTTCATCAAGCCAGAGTACAACGTTTGAACGGCAAGTATTACGCATACACCCGGATGGGTGATAACGTAAAGTACAGCCTTTCTCCAATGAGCATTGAAAAGATCTTCCAGTTTGAGGAAACTGAGATGCTGGACACTCTTTGGCCGGTGACAGGTTCCACCTGCCCGGAACGTCTGCTTGACGAATTCGACTCCATGTACGCATGTGAGTCGCTCACGGCCCTATTCTGGGAGGCGACGTAAGTACGTTGCGACCTCCAGACTCTTATACGGTTGTGCGAGATGAGAAACTCGCGACCAGGTGGCGGGCTCGACTTCTGAAGTATCTAAAACTTCTTAAGGCGGGTTCAAGCCTGAATCGGTTCGACGGCATATACCCTTGAAAACTTGGGTGTATGTGGATCGCAGTCGAACAGGGACTAACCACCCCTATCCCGGAGCAACCTCCAAG